CCAGTGTTGTAATGCTTTGGCTTGTTGACTACATCTTCAATCGTAGGCTTTTTAGTTGCAAGGTCTTTTAAAGCTGTTCGTATATCTTCTTCGTATTTATATGTATGTGTTTCTTTCATAGCCATGTCAATGTAGGGCTGATAATCTATTGAGCTTTTTTCAATAGCGGGATGTTCTTTACGTACTCTATCCCAATCTTCGGGTGTTGCATCATTTAGTCTCATCAGTCTCTCTCTCTTGTTCTTGGTGGCTTTCTTCTATCCTCTCTTCGGTAGGGCTTTTGGAAAATGTCTCCCAAACTATTTGCCTTCCTTCTTCTGTCTTCATAAGCTCGGCCATCCATGTGGGGTTTTTTGGGGTTGCGTTATTTAGTTGTTTGTTCATGGTCTACCTCAATATCATAGTTAATGTTGGGTTCTTTACGCTTAGTTTCTTTTAATTTAGAAGCTGTTGTTATCTTCTTGAACTTCTTCTTTCTTAAAAACCTATCGCGTCTCTCGTCTTTGCGGCTGATGTCAGTCAAAACTTTCTCTCTTCTTTGAGTTAATCCAACTGTCGGGGATACTGTCCTCGCTAAACCATCTGAAGTTGTTAGCACTTGCCCACTCTCCGTGGCTTCTTTTAGTGCCATCCTTTCTACGTTTGGCTTGAGGCATTGGCGCACTGGGGTTAGCAAAAAGAAACACTAACTCAGTATCTTCAGGCAATGTCTTACTGATCCATATGTACTTACTGAACTCAGCGTAGTCCCAGAACCTACCTTTAGCTTCAAGCAAAATCTTCTTGCCTTCAATCACCCGTAAAAAATCAGGGTGATAGTTATGCGAAACGGTATAGGGAACTTTGTCAGTGTGGAAACTCCAGTTGTCTAAGATACCGCTGTGTAACTCGTACTCCCAGTTGGAGTCATAGCCTTTAACAAGATCCTTCTCTACTGGACGCTTGACTCGTGGTTTCCTGTATCCTTTCTTTATCTTGTTCAATGTGTGGTTGCCTCTCTGCGCTCTAGCTCTGCATCTATTAACAACCGAAGGTCACTAAGAAACTCCTCGTCTATATCTATAATAGAGTTGCCTGAGATACCTGCGTTGTAAAGGTAACTGCCTGTAGCTATGATCATCTGCTCTATGTTCATCGGGATGTCTTCCATTGAATGTCCTCCAAAGTAATCTCTTCTATAGAACGATCAGGAAAGATAGCAAGCAGTTGATTAATCTTATTAACTATCCACTTAGGGTGGTATGCATTAAGGTGCATGGTTCGTTGTGCCATGAAATGAGTCTGAGTAGGCATAAAGTCTGTATAGTTCTCAGTAGTTATCTTCTGTCCTTCCTCTTCGCTAAGTAAAGTTCGTAGCCAGTTGACTATTATAACTCCTGAATGTTTTCTAATTCGCTTAGCTTTTCTTCCGTTCATAGTAGCTCCTCTACCTTGGGTTCAACTACAACCTCTGTTAAATAAGTAAATCCATTTGAGTATTTAAAAGTGCGTAAACCTTGACCATCGTTAGAGTCTTTGTAACAGTCGTGTTTATACTTACACCAGTTACAACCCTTAGCAAGTTTCATGTTACCTTTCTTGCCATCAGGGATGGGATTATAGCACAGTTCGGGTGGCGTGTCAAGCTCTAGCGCGGGTAAAAGATTACTGATAGAGGCTTTAATGTTAGGCTTATCAAGATCATCAGGCACATACATGCATAGCTCACCGCTCTCTTTGTTCAACACTAAGAAGCCACCGTTCTCTGTACCCTCTGCGGCCTCGTACCCTGCAAGCTGACCAAGGTATCCGAAGGGATCATCTTGAGATAAGCGCCCGTCCCTGAACTTGTTGAACGCAAAGCGAGAAGCTGTCTTAACGTCCACTACTTCGCCGTTAATCTTGCAGTCCATGTGTCCTACGATACCATCAACTACAACTTCTTTCTGCTCGTCTGTTACTTTGTGTCCTGCCATGCGTACAAGCATCAACACAATCTCTTCAAGCAAGTGGCCGTACAGGAACTTGATCTGCGTAGCCCCATCAATACCGCCACGCCCCTGCGGATCACGCTTCTCGTACCACAACTGTCGAGCAGGTTTACCTACGTTAGACATGCGTACAGTGAAATTACTGTCGCGTTCTCTGGGTGTAGCCCAAGATACTAACGCTTCTCTCATGCCCACCAAGGTCTTATCAATTTCTTCTTCTGTAAGTGGCAGAGGTGTGCCGTCTGATAGCTTCTCAAGGTGCTTGTAGATGTCGGGTACTAGTGTATTAAGCTTCATGCTGAACGTCCTTTATGTTTTTAATTGTGTTCTTTATAATGTTTAGGTCTGCCTTGAACCACTCGTTAACGTGTTCAATCTTATTTTTCTTCAGCTTAGAGTGTATTGTTTTCTCAGCTTCGCGCCTGTCGTCAAAGTACTCAGTGTACTCTATCATATAATCTCTAAAGGGTGAAGAGGTTTGATAGCTTGAACATCTATCAGATGCATCGACAGCCATTCCAACCTTGTACCAACCTTTCCATGCAGGGTTAGAGATAACATAGACATGACCCTCATTAGATTTTTCATAACCTTCAAGTGCAGAGAAGGCGGCAGACTCAAAGTTCTTGTAGTGTCCTGCCTTGTACAAAGGATGGGACTGAGATACCTCTATACCGTTTACATACATACGTAAGCTATCTCTAATTGTCCAACATGTTTTACAAAGATACTTGCTCTGGGATTCTCTTGCTTCAGTCCAGTTACCGCCCAGTGTTAAAACCTCAGAACAATCTATACAGTTTTTAGGAGTATTCATTATAGTATCCCTCATTGTCTATTATTTCGTAATCGTTATCGTCCTCTAAAGCTTCAATCTTTAAGGGGACTACTTCTTTGTCTCCGGTGTGTACTATCTTATGTCCTGTTATTACATACATACATTCTATTAAAACATCTTTTTTGTAATTTAAAACTTTTACTGCCACCAAAGGTTTCGTCCCCGTGGGCATCCTAAATATCCCACCTATAGGGACATTGTATCTCAAGTTCACAAACTCTCGAAGCTTTACTGTATTAGTCTCAGTGTGTTTCACTCCAGTTCTCCCCAACTTTGTAGGCCCCATCTAAAGGACAATTTAGATTAAAGATACATCCCGCTTCTCTAATAGCGTGGACACCTAGCTTACCTACCTCTACTGCATCATCAAGGTGACACTCTATCTGCCATTCGTCATGTACGTTGGCTACAAACTTAGCATCATACCCATGCCTAGTTATCTTCTGGTCTAGGATGATCAATGCTTTCTTCATTACGATTGCTCCTGCACCCTGTAGCAAGGTGTTCAGTGCCGCGTGTTCGGAGCGCACTGTAAGCTTACGTCCGTCTAGTGCTTTAATGAATCCGCTTTTAGCTTCTCTTTGTACTCTGTCTGTAAGCTTTTTAAATGCAGGGAGATTATCAAAGAAGCGTTGTCTAAGTCCTTTCCCAACCGCTCTACCTCGTCCAACCACAGACCCAAGCTTTGCATCTCCGGCTCCGTAAAGTAGCGCATAGATGAAAGTCTTTGCCTGATCTCTTGATTCAATTTCAGCAAGGCGTTGATTAGTGGTGTGTATGTCTCCATTAAGGATTTCATTAGTATAGCCCTCGTCATTTAAATAATGTGCTAACATTCTAAGCTCAAGCCCAGAAGCGTCAATCCCAACCAGACGGTAGTTGTGTGGTACTGTCCAACAAGATCGGCAATCTTCGCCGTATGGTGACGAACTACTAGGAATCTGTGCCATGTTAGGATGTGAGTGAGTCATGCGTGAAGTCACTGCGCCGTTAGGATTTACATATCCATGAACTCTGCCTGTCTCTTCGTCAAGTTCCTTGATCCAACTCTTAGTTTGAGCCAAGCGTTTCTGTAACATAAGATACTTAGCAATCATTGCGGCCTGTGGAATACCCTTAACTCTATTTAAAGTTGACTCATCTACAATAGGTTGACCTGTAGGTGTGTGCTTCTGAGGCTTCCAACCAAAACGAATTAGGTACTCGCCGATCTGTTTACGTGAGCCTAAGTTAAAAGGTGTTTCAGTTTTACGTGCTATGGGCTTAGAGTCCATGTCACAAAGTATACGTTCATACTCATCGTCTGTTAGCCGTGTGCCTTTGCCATGTTGGTCGGTTGCTGTCTTAGCTACTGCGCCTGTCGCTGTGTACTTAGGTGTTAGTATCTGAGTAGTAACTACAGGCCGGAACTCTTCCTGAACCTCTTGCTCTAAGTCGTGTAGCTTAGTTTCAAACATAGCCATCAAGCCCATAACTTTCTGCACATCTAATAAGAAACCATTAGTGCGTTGCTGATCAATGATCTTAGCTACTGCGTGTTCTATCTGTACTGACTGTGGTGTGAACCCACGGCTCTCAAGCTTCAGAGACTCATAGACTTTAGTGTTGAGCAGTACATCGTTCTTGCAGTACTCTAACATCTCAGGTGTGTACGAACTCCAAGCATCCTCCTGCTGACCGAAGTCACCCTTCTTAAAACCTAAGCGATAGCCCCACCCTTCAAGGCCGTGGTTGCCTTCGCGTGTAGGGTTGAAGAGCCGTGATAGCACCAAGGTATCAACAATCTTCTTATCAAACAAATCAATACCTGTTAACTTCTTTATCACTGGGATGTCATAGCCTATCACATTGTGACCTATCAGTTTAGTTGCTGAGCGCAGTAGCCCATAACCTTTCTCCAACTGAGTGTTGTCAAACGTGAACACATCCATAGTGTCTACGTCTTGAGCCACGATGCAATGAATCTTAGAAGGATCTAAGCCATCTGTTTCTATATCGAACACTAAGTTACTCATATGATCTCTCCGTCAAATTGCGCCGCATCATAATCATCTAGCTCTCTGAGCCTACCTGTCTTGTTATCATACAGTAGGTGAGAAGCAACGCCAACATCTCCAGTGTATCTAGACTTCAGTACCCTGACCTTAGTGGTCGAGGCTTCTATGTTGTCTTCTGACTGTTGGTTACGCTCCAAGGAGATCACGCAGTCTGATAACTGAGCAATACTTTGTGAACCTCTGAGGTGATTAAGCCCTGTCTCGATGCCGTTCTCGTGTCCACGGTTCCCTTCAACCCTGCGGAGATGTGACACCAGTATCATACCACAGCCTGTCTCTTCTACCATAGTCCTAAGACGATGCATGATGCCGTCAATAGCTTTACGCTCATCGTTTTCTAGCGTAGATAGTACAAGCATGTGAAGGTGATCAACTACAATCCATTTACAATCCAGACCTATGATCATGTAGCGTAGCTTACTGAAGATGTCGTCAAGGTTGTTGACTCCGTGGTGTGCATGAATCCAGACACGACCATCGTTGTCACCCATAAATACTTTCTTGAAGCAATCATCTAACTCTTCGTCAGTGAACTCAGACTTAACACTATCAAGGTGAAGCTTAGCGTTAGCCTCCACTGCCATGATACCTTCGGCAGTACGTGACCAGTTCTCTTCAAGGGCTATGACACCCACGTTATCTTCTGTGTTGTTGATCAACCAGTGTTCAATCTCTCTGGTTACTGAGGACTTGCCCAAGCCTGTGCCGCCAGTGAGTGTAACTAACTCACCTGCTCTAAGACCTTCTAGCTTTTTGTTAAGCCCCGCCCAAGGATAGGGGATGGCTGTTTTCTTCTCTGCTCTTAGCTTTTGATAGGCTTCAAGCTGATCGGATAGATTCAGTACACCAGAAGGTGTATAGATTTTAGCGTCCCAGAATGCACTGACGTATGCGGCGTGTCTACCTTGGCGTAACATATCGTTAGCATCTTTGTAGTCCACAGGCATCGTCATGATCTTAGCTTTCTTAGGAGTCAGTAGCTTTGCAATTGCTTGCGCCGCTTCCTTACCGTGCTTATCATTATCAAAGTTAATGACAACTGAATCGAATGACTCAAGGTACTCAAGGCTTTGCTTAACATCACGAACGCCTCCTTGCGCTCCTGATTTTATAGATACGACAGGCCACTTGCTACCCATAAGTTCATAAGCGGCCATCGCATCACACTCGCCTTCTGTTAATGTTATAAACTTACCACCTGCTTTGAACAGGTTCTCTCCAAACAATCCTACTTCCTTAGAGCTACCTGTCCACGCAAACTCTTTATCCTGTTTACGTATCTTAGTACCCGCTAACTCATGTCCATTGTAGTAAGGGTAGTAGTGCTTATCTATCTTGCCGCCTATCATGCTTGACTTAACACCGTACTTCTTAGCTGTAGCTAAGCTTATCTTGCGGTCAGTTAACTCATTGAATGAAGCGGATGGATTCTCTTCCATCTTGCTGTTCCTTTGATACACTTCAAAGTCCGTTATGGTATCAGGTTGTTGCACTTCCGCTGTGCTGTAGTTTGGTAAGTATGTATTGCAAGAGAAGCACCACCCAGTACCGTTATCATTAACCGATACTGGGTCGCTACCTCCACAAGCAGGACAAGGTTGCTTATGTTTAACAAAAGGCATTCGCCTTACTCCTCAGTTGCTTCAACTTCCTCTGTTGCTAATGCCTCATCCGTGAGGTGGTTAGATTTAAGATTAGCTATGAGTGTAACTGTTGCGGCTTGCATTAAACCAACAGTCAGTGTAGCTTCTCTAAGGTTTTTATCTGCTTCCATTAGGTGAGTGAGTACAGCCCGCCCCTCATCTGAGATCAGATCTGACTCGTAGTTCACATCATCTACTGTTACTATAGCCATTACAGTTCATCCTCCATGTCACTTTCAGCCGCTTCAAACTCAGCACCATCAGGGCTACCAACTTCAACAAGGTCTAGTACTTGCATAGCTTGAAAGTCTAAGCCTTTGAAAGAGCCGTACTTGTTAGTGGTTTCCCACTCATTGTACTGCACCTTAACTACAGAACCATTGCCTACTTTAGCATCAAGAGGTTTCTTGTACTGGTCAACAAGTCTAGGTGCTGATCGTACTGTCCCGTCCTTGCCATCGACCTTACGTTTAATCACAATGGATGGGCCTTCGTCCATCTCTTTAATACTAAATCCACGAGCCTTAAAATCTGCGGCAGTGGCCTCATCTACAACTAAGTTTACTGAGTACGTGGGTTCAAAGGTTGTGTTCGGTGTAGTGACCGATGCCCAGTACGCTGTGCCTTCTAGTATAGCCATGTTACTTTCCTCTTTGGTGGTTAAAATTAATTGTGGAGTATACCACAGTTGTTCAAGCCTGTCAATCTTTATTTGTTACCGACTGAATCCGTGTCCTTGTTGCCGTTGATTATGTCAAGCGTTGTTTCGTACTCAGTCTTGTCAATGATGTACTGTATGACTGCTTGTTCTTTCACGCCATACTGCTTACAGGCTACGCTTAAAAGAACCTTGCCGTCTGCCACATCTCTTGCCGCCTTAGATGTAGCTACTGCTTGCGGTGATGGGTCTGCGCTAAACATCTCTTCAAACATTGCGATCATCCTCCCGTTCTTTCTTGAGTTCATCTATCATTAATTCAGATTCATATAGCAATCTAATGCCGCACCCCAGTGCTATCAGCACCAACACCCCTAGAATTATATCAATCATAGCTTACCCCTTTAAAACTAAAATAACATTTATCAATGTGAGTACACATGCAAGGACAACCATCGACCTTACTGTTTTTATAAACCTTGATTCAAACTTGCTCTTCATTACTATTGTTTCTTTCTCCACCCAGTTGGTCACCCTTTGCAAGGCACTCACTGTTAGCTTCTTTACCTTCTCCATCTACTACCTCCGTCTGTTGTTTGTTAAAGATCGCATCGTAGTTATCGTTAAACCTATTTAAGTTTACGCTCCTTGCACGATCACCTTTGCCGCCATGTGTTGCGTCACCCATGTTCTCTAGTCCTCCGTCCATATCTTACCAAAGGTTATTACTGTGAAGGGTAGCATGATCACGACACCCTCAAAGGATGCCGCGCATATTGATTCTTCTCCTGTCTTAGTAACCCATACAGCCCTACTGTCGGCGAACTCAAAGTCAAAACCCACACCTAGCCTATAGTTTATAGTTAAAAAGTTTTCTCCGAACCCTGCTGTCATATTAAACCTCTATCTTAAAAGGAATGCTACAGTTAGTCACGTTGTTCTCTGTTGATATAGCCTTGTCAAGATACTTGGTGACCGCCCTGTTCAACTTACTGTAGACATTGGTAGAGTAAGAAACATTCTTAACCGCCCCATCCTGTACGTCAAAGGACACCACAAACGCAGTAGACTTATTAAAATTCAGCTTGCTTATATACTTCCCGAAGTTAATAGAACTATCAGGCTGTGGGCAAGGGTGTTTAATAGGCGCTCTCTTAACTACAGGTTCAGGCAACACAGCTATAGGTACGTTCTTAACTACAGGTTCAGATAATGTAGCGATAGGTACGTTCTTAACTACAGGTTCAGGCAACACAGCTATAGGTTCGGGCAACACTACAGCCGTAGCCAGTTCTTTAACCTCAGAGATCTTCTGATCTTGTTCGGTTAGCTGATCGCTTAGCCGCACCACTTCTTCAGACAAGATGATGTCGTTCATTAAAGCCTTGTCAAGTGTTGTTAGTGACTGATCGTGGATAGTTAGTGTCGTACTCAGCGTTTCTTGATACCGCCGCAATGTATTCTCATGATCATCTAATGCACCGCTAAGCACATTGTAATTATCTGAGGTCATGTCCAACTTTATAGTGTTGGTTTTAAATCTCTGCTCTAACTCACTCATCTGAGACATCGCCGCATTCTTATTTATATCCATGTTGATATATAACAATGCACTTACCCCTAGTAAAACTGTAGGTACTAAAATATTAATTGCTTTGTTCATTACATTTCTCCTCTTCATCTTCTTCTGAATTTTCAAACTCTGAATCGCAAGAGTCACTTAGATGTTCATCACCATGTAACCAATCCTCACAGCTACCGTTCCAACCTCTACTCATTTTCTTTTCCCTTAAATAATTTAAAGAGATGATAACATAAACCAACCTCAATGTCAACAACTAAATGAGTGCTTGACTTCTAAATCAATCTATGCTATAATCTCTAATAGTTTTTAAGCCTTTAAAGAATTCTCTTTTATCTTCTTCTGAAAAGAAAAGGACAATAGCTTTAAAGATCTGCATAGTCTCTATAGACTATAGTCTGTTTCAACTTCAAGAGCATAATCATCATCGTGTACAAAGGTATTATCTACTATGCCTAGTGTCTTACTACAGCAAAGAGGACACATATCTGTACCACCGCTATGCTCATCAAACATTGTTAAACAGTAACCGCATTCATATTTACTCATTGGGTTTCTCCTCTTCGACTATCATTACGGGGGCTATATCAACTATGTGGCCGTTGTATTTTTTATACATCCCCGCTCGTTTATTTACTTCTGCATACTCCATTGCCTGTTCGGGTGTTGATGCCGCTACGTCTATATAATAACCGCGTACCTCAGACATCATTACCTTATAGGTATGTACTGGTGTTGTCAAGTCAATTGTCTTTTTCATATCTCTATCTCTCCACTGTTATTTTAAAATCAATTGCATCTATCTCAGCCCTGACAGCATCCATGACCTTGGTTTCTAGTGCATCATCGATCATAACTTCTACTGAGTATGCATCCGGTAGATCTAAGTCAGCCAGTGCCGACTCAATCTTATCATCAACATCAGAACTGTCAATCTTTTCATCCATGCTACATTCAAGATCGTCAAGTCTACTCTCAATAGTAGTGGCACGTTCCGCGTCAAAAGTATTGTCTCCATCCAAAAGCAGAACACGCCTCTCCAACTCTGCAATCCTATTAGCATCGCGGATATGTATCTGCTCCATCTCTTTAAACTTAGCATCCAAGTCTTGTATATCAACGGTTGCAGAGTGAGACATTCTATCAGCCCTATCTACAGCGATGTTGTTAGCAACTCTATCATCAATCCATGCTTCTACTGCTTCAATTAAAGTCTTCATTTCAATCTCCAGTTTAATTTAATCCAACAAGGAGCGCACACATATGCGCCCCGATCTTTTATAGTGGCAGTACAGCCACAGTTACAGCTTACCATGACGGCGCGAGTCTTTCAAGATAACTTTCCTGCGCTCCCTCGAATGTCAAATCATACACCCCTGACACTAGACAGTAACCACCCTCTGGCATAGCCATTAATCTATTGGTGCTATACGATATATCTAGGGGCGTATCCCGTACAGGGTCATGGCCTCTTCGACATATAGCCAAATCGTTTGGTAGGTCTATCAGTACTGCCGTCCAACCTAAAGAGGCCACCGCCTTTTCTGCTTTCTCCATGTTGGTTTTCATTACTTCACCGCCGCTATTAGGTTATCTTTCATTGTAACATTAGCAAAAAACTCTCTACCTTTGCCAGTAATATGAGGCCGATTAGCCCCAGTTAATAGACCATTAGATATATACTCATTACCAAACATGCTTGTCTCAATATAATCTAATCGGTTGCCTACATTCTCTTTCAATTCTTTTTTACTGTTATAATTAAAGACTATCATTTTTATATCCTTTTTTATTAAGTTAATAATTCTATTTGTTGTGCTTGCTCATCGGTTAAATATATATTGCAAGTATCGCACTTTTGAACCTCGTCTTTGAGGGCTTCGTTATTACTATAAATATATCCCAAATCAGTACATGCTTCACAATTTATCATGCTGTCACCTCATATGCTGATTTAACTGCTGAAATATAATGATCGGACGCGCAGACCATCGCACCATTTGACAGTATGCAAATATCGTATGGCTCTATGGTAACCACTTGTAACCATGCGTCATTAGAGCCGTTAAAATTGTCCCACAACTGTACAAAATCACCCTCGAAAATAATCATAGCGCACCCTTCCAATGTTGTTTGAGTTCCAAGCCAGAAAGTAGCCACTCTTTGCGCCATTCTTTCATGTTAAATGATTTGCCATCAATACTTAAACGCTTGCGCGCCTGTCGTATAAATTGGCGATTAGTACAGGTAATGCCACCTGCTTTAGTTTCTATGCGTATATACTGCGCGTTTAACATTCTCATATCATGCCACCTGTAATGTTTGAATTAAATTAGATTTAAAGTTACTAGACCTTGAACCATGTACAGTGATAGCAATGTTCCTTGTCGCACCATCACATAATCCACAGTCTATACACTGGATTCCCTT